CCAGGTGCGATAGCTACGAAAATCCTATTTCTCCTGGAACGCCACTTGGCACCAGCGGTTCTCCAATTTATACGGACTCTTCAGTTCATCCCAACGCCAAGGGCGCCATGATGAATGCGCGGTCAATTGCTGCGGTGCTCGCGCGCATTAGCAGGGTGTGGAAAACATCCTATCAAACCAACAGCACGAACATGGTATTGTCTGGTACAGGGGCGGCGTCTGGTACAAACGTCAGCGGAACTGTACCAACCGGGACAACGGTGATCGGGTCTGCGAATGCCACGTCGATAGTTTGCACCGCCGAGCAGCCTGGCTTTTCGATGGAAATTACCGTGCCAGCGAGTGCTGGTCCGAATCCGGCTGATCTGGCGTCATTCAATTTCGGTAGTTTGGCTATTAGCGGAACGGAAGTCAGCCCGTTCATCATCGCGCAGATTGTATCCGGAGCGAGCAATCTGCACGGACTGGAGATAATGGTTCGGGATGGAGCCACGGCGACGTGGTTCTACTTGATCCGCAATCAGACAGGGAACGCTCAACCGGATTATGTGGACGGGGATATTCTGACTCTTCGCATTCCCCCAATACTGGTGTCAAGCATTACGTCCGGAACATGCAATATGTATGCACGCGCACTGCTTAAATATCAAGGAGGCTCTTGCACATTCAGGGTGCTTTCTCAGGGTGTCGGGCTGGTTTCTTAGGTTTTTAGACAATGACCTACGCCACCACTCAAGACCTCGCCTACCGTTTCACAAAAACCGACATGAGGAAGCCGCGCTGCTGCTCTGCGGCGCGCTGTAATCTTCCCCCTGAACATTACAGCGGCCCGCCGCGAAACTGCCGGTCATGGAGAAAATGCCCATGACTGCCGAAACCCGCAAAGGCCCGCCGACGCGCGGCCTGACGCTCGAACGGGCCTTCCTGTTCGAGCGCGAGAAGATCGACGAGGAAACCCGCACCGTCGAACTGGCTTTCAGTTCGGAAGCGCCCTACGAGCGCTGGTGGGGGATCGAAATCCTCGACCACTCCAAATCTGCCGTCGACCTTACCCGTCTCAAGTCCGGCGGCCCCCTGCTTTGTGACCATGATTCCCGCGACCAGATCGGGGTAATCGAATCAGTCCGCATCGACGCCGACCGGGTAGGTCGCGCCGTCGTCCGCTTCGGGAGAAGCGCGCGGGCCGAGGAGATTTTCCGCGACGTGATCGATGGCATCCGTCAGAACGTCTCGGTAGGCTATGCCATCGACGACCTCGTCCTCGAAGCCAAAAGCGGAGATGACGAAACCTACCGCGTCACCCGCTGGACCCCCTATGAAGTATCCCTCGTCAGCGTGCCGGCCGACTTCACCGTCGGCGTCGGCCGCGCTGCCGATCCTGTTCAGGAGATCAAGATGTCCGTTATCGAAACCCCGGCCGCCCCGGTCGATGTCGCCAAGATCCAGGCCGAAGCCCGCACCGCCGAGCAGAAGCGCGCCGCCGAAATCATCGCCATCGGCGAACAGTTCGCCTTGCAAGGCATGGCCGCCGAAGCCCTCCGCGCCGGCGAGCCGGTCGACGCCTTCCGCTCCAAGGTCATGGAAAAGCTGGCCTCGCGCCCGCTGCCGAACCCGACTGCCGAAGTCGGCCTGTCCGGCGGCGAAAAGCAGCGCTACTCGGTGCTGCGCGCCCTGCGCGCCCTGGTCGACAAGGACTGGACGAACGCCGGTTTCGAGCGCGAATGCCACCAGGCCATCCTCAAGCGCGCCGGCATCGCTGAAGCCCCGAACAATGGCTTCTACGTGCCGTATGAAATCCAGCAGCGCGACATGACGGCCACCACCGGCAACGCCGGCGGTTACGTCGTCGCCACCGACAACCTGGCCGGATCGTTCATCGACCTGCTGCGCAACCGCGCCGTCGTCGCCCAGCTCGGCGCCACGATGATGACCGGCCTCGTCGGCAACGTGACGATCCCGAAGCAGACCGCCGCCGCGACTGCCTACTGGCTGACCAACGAAGCCACGGCGATCACCGAGTCGCAGATGACCCTCGGCCAGCTCGCCCTGTCGCCGAAGAACGTCGGCGCCTACACTGAGCTGTCGCGTCAGCTCATGCTGCAGTCCAGCCCGGCCGCCGACGCCCTGGTCATGAACGACCTGGCCCGCGTCCTGGCGCTGGCCATCGACCTCGCCGCCCTCGAAGGCTCGGGCGCTTCCGGCCAGCCGACCGGCATCAGCCAGACCGCCGGCATCGGTTCGGTTACCGGCACCTCCATCGACTACGCCAAGGTCCTGGAATTCCAGACCGACGTGGCCGGCGGCAACGCCCTCGCCGCGAACTGCGCCTATGTCACCACGCCGGCCGTCGCCTCCCTGCTCAAGCAGCGCGTGGCATTCTCCTCGACTGCTTCCCCGCTCTGGGAAGGCGGCATCCTGGACGGCAACCTGCAAGGCTTCCGCGCCGTGGCGACCAACTCGGTCACCGCCGCGTCGATGGTCTTCGGCGACTTCTCGCAGGTCGTGATCGGCGAATGGGGCATGCTCGAACTGGCGCTCAATCCCTACGCGAACTTCGCGGCGGCGATCAGCGGCATCCGCGCGATCCAGACGGTCGACATCGGCATCCGCCAGGCCGGCGCCTTCTCCCGCGCCACCTCGATCACCTGATAGGGCAGGGCGGGCTGCGGCCCGCCCGTCTCCCCGACATGAAGATCGAAGTCATCCGCGCTTTCTACCTCGCCGGCGAAGTCCGCCCGGCGGGCGACCGTGTGGAATGCGACGACCGCCTGGCGGCCGAGCTGATACACAACGGCAAGGCCCGCCCGGCAACCGAACCGGCGCCGGAAGAAAAACCGCGCCGCACCCGAAAGGAACCCCATGAGCCAGTTTAACTTCGCCTCCGGCGCCACCGTCCTCCACCTGTCGGCCTCGGCCTCGCAGGCCAGCACCGTCACCGGCTCAGCCGTCGACCTGCTGGATTACGAAGGCGGCGTCGCCATCGTGCAGTCGCACGGCACCGGCACCGGCACTCTCGACGGCAAGATCCAGGATTCAGCCGACGGATCGACCGGCTGGGCCGATGTCTCCGGCGCTGCCTTCACGCAATCGACGACAACCGCCGATGTCAAGGTGCTGGCGCTTAACCCGAAACAGGTCAAGCGCTACATCCGCTACGTCGGCACCATCGTCACCGGCCCGCAGAACGTCGCCGTCGTCCTCGTCGGCGTGAAGAAATCGGTCTGATGCTGACCACGGTCGAGCGCGGATTCTTCATCGATTTCGGGACCGCCGCCACCATCGGCGCGGCCACGGTGATTGGGATTTTCGACGTTCCGACCGCCGAAACCTTCGGCATGCTCGGCACCGACCCGACCTTCACCTGCGCCGCGGCCGATGTCCCCGGAATCGCCGCAGGCCAGGCCGTCACCATCAACGCCGTCGCCTATACAGTGACCGCCGTCAGGCCAGACGGAACCGGCGTCACCGTGCTGACGCTCGAAAAGGCCGCCTGACATGGCGCACGTCCGAACCAGCATCCGCAGCGCGGTCGCCAGCCGGCTCACCGGCCTGACCACCAGCGGCTCGCGCGTCTATCCGTCGCGTATCCATCCGCTGGCCGACGCCAACCTGCCATGCCTGCGCGTCTATCTCGACGAAGAAGAGATCGACACCGAGAGCATGGCCGCGGACGCATGGCTCGACCGCCGCGCCGTGCTGCGCGTCGAGTGCTGCGCCAAGGCTGTTTCCGGTCTGGACAGCACGCTCGACACGATGCTGGCCGAAGTCGAAGCCGCCATCGGCACCGGCGACGCCACCTTCGGCGGGCTTCTGAAATCCAGGCCGCTGCCGAGGACGGTTGCGGTCGACCTCGACGAAGGGCTGGAAAAGCCGGTAGGCATCCTGCGCGTCGATTACCTGGCGCATTACTTCACCGCCGCGAGCAATCCGGCCACCGCCATCTAAAGGAGATTCTCACATGGCAGTCATCACCAAATGGAGCAGCGTGGCGGTATCCGTGCAATCCGCGCTCGCATCCGCCAAGACCATCACCGCCATCACCAAGGCCAGCCCCGGCGTCGTGTCCAGTACGGCGCACGGCTACAGCAACGGCGATTATATCCTCATGTCCGTGCAGGGCATGTATCAGGTCAATTACCGGGTCTTCCGCGTGTCCGCCGTGGCGACCGACTCGTTTGCGCTCGAAGGCGAAGATACGACCAACTATGCGACGTTCGTCTCCGGATCCTGCCAGGAGATCACCTTTGGCACCTCTCTGGCGACGCTGACCAACATCAACGCCAGTGGCGGCGATTTCGATTTCATCGACACGACGACGATCCACGACAGCATCAAGACGCAGGTCCCCGGCTTGCCGAACCCTTCAAACTACACGTTCGAATCCTTCTGGGACCCGTCCGATGCCGGCCTGATCGCGCTCAAGTCCGCATCCGACAGCCAGGCGCAGCGCGCCATCCTGTTCGGCTTTGCCAACGGCCAGAAATTCGTCTTCAATGCCTACGTCGGCTGCTCGCTGGCGCCGACCGGGTCGGCACAGGACCTGATCAAGACCAGCGTCACCTTCACGGCGCTCGGCGGCTCGAAGTCGTATAGCTCCTGATGGCCACGCTCTCATCCGCAGATGCCGCCGCCCACCTTCCGGCATTGCCACGGGAAACCGTCGCCGTGCCGGCGCTGGGCGGCGATGTCATCGTCCGCGGCCTGCGCCTGTCGGAACGACTCTCCCTGTTTTCCAACCTGCGCCAGGACGGGCGGAACTACGAAAGCATCGGACGGCTGCTGTCCCTGTGCGTCATCGATTCCGCGGGGACGCCGCTGCTTTCCGAGGACCAGTGGGAAGAACTCGGCGGCGGCCATTTCGACCAGGTGTTCGATCTGTTCAAGGTGGCCCGCAAGCTCTCCGGCCTCGACGCGGAGGCCGTCGAAAAAAACTGACGGCGGCGCCCGAGCGCCGCTTTCTGTTCGCGCTGGCACTGCGTCTCGGGCGGACGGTTGCCGAACTCGAGGCAACAATGACCGCCGCCGAGTTCGGCGAGTGGTTCGCCATCTGGTCGTGGCAGCCGTGGGGTCCGATTCCGGCGCCGGAAAACACCGTCC